TCTTTTTCATCATTCTTTAAAGGGATATAACCAGCCATATTGTCTGTGCGTGGTTCATGGCTAATAAAACCAAGAGGACCCTTCTTGCGAAGTAACACGTTATCAGCCTCCATCGCAGCAACAATATTAGAAATGGCAAATTCAAGTCCGGTTATCTTTGAAATCGGAAGAGCCATTTCGTTATAATTTTTATCTATAAACCCATCTCTCAAAACAACCACATCTTCCGAAGGTATTTTATACGTTTCCTTAAATATAGAAATCTCCCAGTAATCTATGAGTTTTTTATCTTTCCACAAAGAAAAAACGTTGGTTTGTCGGTAGGGTCTAACATACATAGGGTTGAGATTCCACATAGAGGTTGCGTAACTCCTATCCATTGAATTAGGCGTGACTATGAAAACAGGACAGTAACCAAATATCTTTTTGTAAGCAACCTGCTGTCCACGCCATTCTTCATAAGTTTGCATTGGGTTAGGTCTCCTAAACAACTGTATCAGACGTTTAACATCATACCCACCGGCATAGTCTTCTGATTTATCATCCTTCAAAAACTCAACTATTCCGTTAATATCCGCCTCAGACATTCTGTCAATAACGGACGACAACGGAGAACAATATCTGTAAGCCCAGTATTGCATTTGTGGTGTATCTAATGTAGTCCATGAAGGGTCTCCATTAACAAACATGACGTTCTGATTCTTAGTAGCGTCTCCGTTTGTATTAGTAGGGATGAAGTCCATTCGTGATTGAAGAGGACTTGCCCAACTACCGAATATGTTATTCCAGAAGCCCATTAGAAACTATGTTTTGTTGTATTTTCTACAAAATAAAAATTATGGTTCTCAAAATAAAAAATTATGGCTACGTTTGTAATGCCCTCATTCCCCAGTGACTGTACACAGCATATCGTATGGCATCAAGGCAGTGATTATTGGCGTCAATAGGTATGTTCATACTATCACCCAAGGCATCCTTCTCCCAGATGTATAGGCTGGTTTCCCTTTTAATGTTCCGACCTACATAATACACATTAAATTCTTTGAGTTTCTCAATACCAGCCTTAATTGAACCAGGACCTTTACGAGCAGCAATAACAGGAACACCTAATATTCTTAATTGACGAATCATATCAGGGTCATGTTCAGAATACACAATTTCAGCCCCCCATAAATCTAATCTCCTTTTAATCTCCACAGGTGGCATCGCACCTACTTGGTAGCATATTTCTTCAAAAAATAAATCTTCTCCTCTCCTAGCGGCTCTGACAATCACTGTAGGGTCATTAGTGTAACCATAATCTATTCCATATACCCAATTATCAAGGTCGTTTGGTGTATTGTCAATCATTGTCCAGTTGGGATATATCAGACCAATCACATTCCCAGTTAGACCACGAGCATAAACTTTCCATAGCTCTTTGTCCTTAATCCCTTCGATTTCATTATGTTTGTCTTGTGACAGAAACGGATTGTGACGATGATCTGATATTCGTAACACATTCCGGCTATTGTACTCAATCTTGTCGTGCGCCCAAAACTTGATAGTAGGATTGTAGTCCATGATTGTTTGTTCAGAACGGCTATCAAGCTGGAAGTAGGTCATGTAATCAAAGGTATTCGCCTCATTGATGAACAGTCTTTTCCGTTTCGCTCCCCTTGCTTTAGTCTCATCATCAAACGTTTTAAACTCCAAAATAGACCCGCTTACAAATTCAAACAAATGGTCTGTCCTGTTATAGGTTTTTATAAATGGCTTAAAGTCATGATAAACATACTGTTCGAAGTCACGTAACGCACCACCTTTCAAGGCTGGAACAGACTGGGCTGTCACTGTTGTTATCCCTGGAACCTCATCCTCCAAACATAGTACACTCAAAGACGCCAAAATGTTTACGGTTTTACCAGACCATTGACCGCCTTGATGGACTATGCGCCTAACGCCATCCCTAAGCAATTTCAAAGTATCAAGAAATATTATACTAGCGTCCATGCAACCTCCTTCTTTTTATTACCAAGCCGAACGAAGTGAGGTTGATTTTGTTCAACGTATCCAAGAATATTATAGATGCATCCATGACCTCAAAGATTTTATAGTTACTGAGATAGAAGCCGAACGAAGTGAGGTCATGGTGATATAAATATACAAAATGTTATAACCAAAACCAAAGAAGTATTGGACATTTTATTAACAATTTATCCACAGAAGGTTTAGAAGTATGTATCTTATATAGTTGTGGGGGATTTCGCTACGCTTGCGCTTTAACATTTTTTTAACATATTCGCTGTGTTTATGTTAAAATTGTTGTAAAATAAACAACACAGCTTTTGATGCTGTGCTGTTTGTTGTGATTGCTTACCAAACAATTAAAAATATTGCTGTGATAAATCCAATAATGTAAATAATGCTTAACGGCTCAATTGTGTTGTGTTGTTGTTTCATGCTGTGATATTTTATTTTTAACATAAATTAAATCGGCTGTTATATCGTTCACAATTTCAGCAACCATATCGAAATTAATTTTCAATCCATCATTTAAACATCCGGCTATATAATTAAGCTGATTTGAACAGCGATTTTTTAAGCCGCTTAAATAAATGCTATAATAAACAATATCATTTTTTGTTATGTTATCGCTGTTGTTATTAATAGCTACAACAGCGTAATAAATATCATTGTTAAGCTGTTGTATTGTGTTAAGCATTGTTGTTATTTGTTGTTTCATTATTGTGTTGTTTAAATTGTGTTGTTTGTTGTTGTTTCGGATTCAGCCATAGCGATTAAAACGTTTAAATAAATAAACGTTGTGATTGTTGTGAAAATAAATAAATACATTGTTGTTATTGTTTAATTATTGTGTGAATAAAAAAACAGCCGCTTTATTGCGGCTGTGTTGTTGTGATTATTTTTTGTAATAAATTCCGGTTTCCCGATTTTTATTATAACCAAATTCCCAAGCTGTGTAACGTATTGTACCATCCGTATAACCCAATTCACGTAATTGATCGTAGCTATAAATTTGCTGTTGCAATAAATTCAATATTTCAGCTTTTATGCTGCCATCACGTGCTGTCGTTGTTGTGTTATCGTTATTTGCTTGCATTTGTTTCCCCGTTGTGCCCATAGCGATATGTTTTTCCGCTTGCGGCTTTACAGAAATCAAAGCGGCTTTAATTTCATTGTACAAATCCATTGTTGTTTTTTCAGCTTCAATTGCTGTTGTGATTGTTTCAGCTTCAATACCAAACAAATTCAACAGCAAATCAAGCTTTGCAGCTTTTGCTTGTTTTTCAGCTTCGATTTTTGCAATTTTTTCAAGCTGTTCAAATTCCGTTGTTATTTTTGCTATTTCATTAGCAAATTTATAACCGGATAGCTTAAGCTTATTTAATTCCGTGATAGCTAATTTTCCGCTTTGTTTTGCTTCAAAATACGCTGTGTCGGCATCATTTTCAAGCTGTTGCAATGCTTCCAATTTTGCAGCAAAATTATCCATTGTTGTTTTTTCGTTCAAAATTGGATTTGCTGTGTTTCCGTTGTTGTTATTCGTTGTCATAAAATATGTTGCTATTTTGACGCAATGAAATAGCTTAACGTTTGTTGTAATTATTGTTTAAAAAATTGTGTTGTTTTTATTTTATCGTTGTTGTTAATTGCTTGCAATCATTGCCATAACGATTGGCGCAATATAACCGATAAATTCCCGTATTTCAAAAAGCTTTTGTTATCATCCCGATAACACCACAAAGCTATGCATTTATTTCATACCAACAAATATCACAGCTATTATTTTTTATGGATTAACGATCCATTAACATATTACATAAATTTATTATTGTTGTGATATATCCGGCTGTGTTATGCTGCAATATATTGAATATTAAAAAGCGGAAAAAAAACAACATAAACAAACCGTTTGTCGATATTAACAATTAATTAACATTATCCAATCACAGCCGAAAAAATCACATTAAAACAAACAACACAACAACAACAAAAACAGCTTGTTACATATACAAAAAAAAGCAAATTTCCCCAAATTTCAACGATCATCACAGCAGCAATGATAAACCACACAACAACACATAAAACCGCTTAAATGGGCTTAAAATACGATTTACAGCCATGCTATAATGTCACAACAAAGCGGCTGTTAAAATTGTGATATTGTGACAAAATTACAGCTATGCCAAAACGCAATTGGCATGATTAAAAAAAGCTTAGAATAAAAAATAATTTAAGCTAAATTTAATTGGCTGTGATTGCTTAAAAACAGCTTAAAAAATCCGCTGGCTTCTAAAGAATTGTGAATTAACATTTTTTTAACAACGTTTGGCATGATTTTTGTTTTTAAGCTAAATTTAATTGGATTTAAGCTTTTCTTAACGTATATTACCGCTACATGGTTATACATAGTACCTGCCCACAACAACAACAACCGGCTGTGATATATTATAAAAAATCACAATATGTCACAGCCGCTGTGTTTTCATATAACAATTTTGTTATATATGTTGTTTTTGTTATATGTCCAATGCTAACAAACGTTAGTCTGTATCACAACTAACAAATGTAAGTAAGCATGGATGGGTATAAAAATTCAAATTGCTCTATAGGATTTTTTTAAATCTACAAAATAAAAAAATCCGTTTTTAGAAAAACAAAATCCAAATTTACATTTTGTCTTTCGGGATTTCTATTTCATTTTCATTCCCAAGCAGACCTGGACCTTGTATGACATTCACTTGTACTATAGGGTTTGTTTTTTGCTCCAATTCTCTACCCAAGTTCAAATGCTTTACAGCCGCCACCTGTGAATAAATACCGGTCAAAGTACCTTCTAAAACTTGGGTATGGATGATATCCAAGATTGTTTTTATCACAAAAAAATAATCACTTCGCTCACGACTTCTACTGACCTCGAATATGTAATCCATAGTTATGCCCATGTGCAGGCATAGTCCCCTAACCGTATACGGTCTTTCAATTGGCACTTGCATTACACGACCAGCATCACCACCAGACCTTATAAGTTCTGATTTATATATCGGATTCTGATCGCACCACATAAAATAAGCCAAGGCGGCATTCCATAAATCTTCTGGTGAATGACCTATCCCAGAAACACGAGCATCGGCTATACGCTCCCAGTGTTTAGCAGTTCTGTTTATGATATTTTCCACAAATAAAAAAATTAATGGTTAGATTAATAATTATACTAATAATGACCTTAATAACATTTTCCATTCTTCTGGAGTTTTAATTATGAAATATTTTAAGTGACAAGATTCAACCACAAGCTGAAAGTCTTTTTGTGATTTAGATTGTATCGCTCCATACTTTAATTCAATAAAGACACAGCTATACGGAATTAGCAGAATGAAATCCGATATACCTGGGTTTACACCCATCGCCTTAAGCGTGGCTTGCTCTCTAATATTGGCGGCATTCTGATGTACATGAAATAATCTGCCACGATACAACGGATAGTTGTTGTGAAAATACTGGTAGCACCAGCCTTGAAATTGGCGTTCATTAAGAAAGGTTTTTGTTTCCACAAAATAAAATTTATTGGTTTTTAATCTTATGCTGTCTAGAACTAATCAATGTTATCTTTTCCATATTAAATAGTAATTTCCATCATAAGAGAATCTATATTTATTCTTTTTGTCTCTTTTCAGGATTTTTTTGATTGTTTCGAAGTCTTTTGGATGGATAGTAAATGGTTTTAGTGGTTTAGATGCAACTATTACAGCCGCCACTGAATGTGGATACTTCATCTTTTTGTCATTTTGTCATGTTTGTTAAAATGTCATAGTCAAATCTGTGGTTTGGACTGAGTTTCCCAAACCACAGAAACCACACATAACTCGTTGTAAATCAATTGATTTGTATAGATGTGGTTGTGGTTTGCGTTTTCAAACATTTATAGCATAATATAGCGTCTTAGTAATATATGCCCATTTAACATTCGTCTACTATCAAAAAAATTTAATGTCATTCCGAAACCACAAACCACAGAGCACATAAGTCGTTCATTATCAATGCTTTATATGTGGTTTAAATAAACCACAGTCAAACCACAGTTACCACAGTATATATACATCAATCCCAAGATACGGAATCTTTGTCTGGACGCATCGTATTATAATTATTCGACATATCATTCCTCTTAATTCCCCATCTCTTGCTCGTATTATCTTTACCACGTCTTACTGATTTCTTTAAAAATCCAAACTTTTTCAAAGATGCTTCGATATATCTTGCATCCAATCGTTGATTAGTCGACTTCTCAATTTCGACCTTTATTTCAGATGTCATTAGCCATTCGTGATCACTACTTGGACTGTAATACATTGACACCAATTCTTCTTCGACTCTAATCATTTCGTATATATGCTTATCTTTATTGACATAAATAATGTCTTCTCGACTTAGACGCCAATCAAATCCTTGGCTATAAACCATTGCTATTTCTTTCCATAGTGCTGTTTTGTCAACTCTGTTATACATTGACCTGTCAACATCCTTAACAAAGATTGGAATGATGCGGCGATTGCCTGTATAATCGGTCAAAATACCTTCTTCGTTAGTTGTGCCGCAAAGTACGGCTAATCTCTTTAAATCGACATTATCACGTCCGTAAGGTCTACGTAATGTGATAACGTCCTTAGATGTCCATTCTTTAATCTTGGATGATTCACGTTTAGACTTGCCTGCGTACTCATCATCCAATATTATTATCTTTTGTGACATAAGCACTTCATCATCTTTATCTCTATCCAGCTTTGACTGTGCCATGTAATATTTCAATTGCTCTGGTAATAATCGTCTAAACCATTCAGTCTTTCCGGTATTTTGCGGACCTACAAATACTAAAACTAGTGGTGACGGTGTGCCATATATACTAGACATTACTGACACCAGCCATTTTTTCACAAAATAAGATGTATACTCTGGGTCGTCATTTATTATAGTCTTACATAATGAATCTAAAATTGCTGTATTAAATTCGTGATTATTCTGGACTTCAAAATCTCTTGCCGCCGGTGCTATAATCTTAAAATAGTCATGCAATGGATTATAAGATGGAATGAAATCTGAATTGATTGTTAAGAAGAACAAATCCTTAGATATTTTTGAATTTATTTTTTTTGAGCTTAAAAAGACTGTATTCATGTTATGCTCTTCTAAAATTTTTCCATTATCTTCTATTTTAAGCGTTATCGCATTTCTTATTAATTTGTGATTAAAATTCAAATAATCTTCTATTATCTTGATCGTGTTGTCACCAAAAACAGAAATATTTATATTATCCCAGAACTTTGAAACATCAACACCAAGTCTTGCTTCGACCTGTTGCTTTGTAAGTCCGATTTGCTTTCCAGATTCAATTGCGCTTTTGATTCGTTTTGTCTTTTCTGAAACCGTCTCTAATCCAGCTTGCTTGCAATACCAGTAAAATGTTGAAATTGTAACTTTGGATTCGCTTCGATGCGTGACAAGATACTTGTATTGCTTCTTACATATTTGATGATCGTACTTTCGACTTTGTTTTGAAATTATATGAAAATAATGCTCTCCAGACAAACCGAATTCATGGACTATGCTGAAACCAACTCTTATCCAGTCATTATAGCTTTCACAAAGATTAACATTTTTATTATCTATTGACTCTATAATTCTTTTAAAATCATCTTCTTCATAAATAAATTCAGCCAATTCTTTTTGTGGAATATCACGCTCTTTGTATCTATCAATATTGTCAAACAAAATAGCTTTCTTATTTATATAGATAAAAGGGTCGTATGATATAATCTGACTTCGTGATAGTACCATTGATTGAGGGTCTACTATTATACCATGCACAGATAAAAGATATGCTGCTATTCCATAATAAGATTCCTTGTGCTTTTTAGAATTTATATTGAATAGTAACTTTATTCCGTGACCAGATATAGATGTAAACATACTATATATATAGTTGTCAATTTTCAATTTATCTTTCAATACCTCTGGATCTACATCATCAACGTCTATACATAGCTTTTCGCTGTGTTGAATTAATCCGTTATCACGTCTTGACATAAATCTTCCAGAGAATGTTACAGCCGGACAACTAGATTTGCATTTCTTCTGTTCATCAGACCTATATTCACATTTTCTGACAGCGTGTACAAAGTCTTCCCATTCGCCAGTTCTGATACGATTTAGACAA